AATGCAGTCTTATACTTGATTAAGCTTTCATTCAATTCTGCAACCTTAGCATCACTAACTGTTTTAGAGCTTCGTAAATTCTTAATCTCATTCTCTAACAAGTCTTTTTGACGGATAGCTTCCTTTAGACTTTCGATAACTTCATCATCTCCGGCATCCTCGGCTGAATCCTCAGCAACGTCAGCTTCAGGAGTTTCGTCATCAGAATTTTCTGCGTCTTCAACTGGAACCAATGTACCACCAATATTTATATTATCCTCATCGTCAACTTCAACGGCAAGGTTAATATCTAATGTTTGTTCACCAAATTCAACTGGTAAAACTTTAACTACTGCATCTTTATCGAACTTGCTGAACGCATCAACAATTTCTCCTGCAGTAAATTCATTTTTAGGCTCAGCTGGCTCTTCTTCATCATCTTTAGCAGTTTCTTCAGCCTCACCTTCTGTAGGTTCTTCATCTATATTTTCTTCTGTTTCAGGAGTTTCCTCTTCTGAAGCAGCTTCTTCTAATTCTTCATTATATGCTTCTGTAGTGATATCATCATTTTCAGGAACATCATCAATACTATTTGCAAAAATGTACTTTACACCATTGATTTCCTTGACTTTGGTTGATTCAGTTAGAGAAACATTTAAATTATCTAAAGTATTTTTCATAATTGCCTTATCTTCTTCATTGGATGCATTATAAGCTTCTAATAATGCCTTTTGTAATTTTTGTTGTTTTGGATCAAAAGATTCACAAACACTTAATCTTGCTTTTTTAACAGCAGGAAGTGAAACAATATCCCAAGTTTCTAGGAAGAATGTTTCTGGATCAACTTCATTGTTAGCATCAACATCACCAGATCCTCTTGAACTAATACCAGGAACGAATCCATAATCAACAAATGTTTTTAATAATTTACCATTTGGAGTATCTAGGATATCAATAACTGCATACAAGTCATCACCAATAATCTTTGGTACTTCAGGGATACAAGCACAGGCTAACTTCATATCAATAGTGTCACGGTCAGCAGGGTGCTCTAACTCCAAGAATAAACTCTTATTAGCAACTTTCTCTAGGAAAATTTCATCTGATAATGCTTTCTCCCAAAGTTGTTTATTATAATATCTACCATTTCTTGTTGAATCACCAAAAGTAGCAATGGGACCATATAAACGTCCTAAGATATGTCTTCTAGTTTTTTCTTCATCAGAGATAGGTTGTAGTTTTAGAGTTTCTAGAATTTTATTCGTATTCATTGTAGATAAAACTCCTCTCCAATAAAAATAAAATCAGCACTTTAACTGATCAATTAATTTAGCGAATAAAATAAAAAAGATTGAAAAATATTTTATTTTCCAATCTTTGCTATATTTTAATGTTTTTTATTAAGCTAAATCTCTTCTTCCAGAAATATATTCCATAACTGTTAAATCAGATCTAATTACCTGTAACATTTTTATACATAATTCTGGATTCTCATCAATACAATAAGCATTGATAACCTTTGCAATTTCATTTGCTCTGATCTCTTTTAAGAATCTAGCTGGATTTTCAATATGCTTACAATGTAAAAATACTTGAGTTAATAATGAAGATAATGTAATTAATATCTCATTAATATTATCTGTCTCATTTAATATATTATAATATAATTTAGAATGTTTGTCATTATAACTCTTTCTTAATATTTCGTAGAAATTTGCGACTTCTATTCCTCTGTTTGTAGCAATGAATTTTAATACTTCTAATGGTATTTCTTTCGAAGCCATGAGTTGCCTGATATATTTATTAATATCAGCAACTCCTTTATCTTCTAATTCCACTAAAATAGATAAGCAATCATTTTTAGTAATCATAATATTTCCTTTCTAGCATCGCCAATTATTTATTTTTAGAAAAATCAATATCTTCTAATTCATCAGGATTAGGTAGGTCAACGTCTTCATCTAAGAATTCAGTATCTTCTGTTAAGCTCATTGAACCTCCATTATTGTTAAAGCTTTCAGTTGGGGTATCTGGAGCGGCAGGTAAACTAGATAAGTCTAGATTTAAGTCATCTCCGCCTTCAGCAGCACCGCCAGTATCTCCTGTATCTAAGTCTAGATTAAGGTCTCCACCTTCACTTGTTGTGTCACCACCTCCTGATGATGGAGCTGGAGCAGATTCACCACCTGCTGCTGCAGCAGCTTCAGCTTCTTTAGCTGCCTCTTCTTCGGCCTTTTCAGCATCAGCCTTAGCTTTCTTTTCCTCTTCAACAGCCTTTTTAATTTCATCACCTAATCTAGTAACAAGATCATCACCTAAGTTTAGAGTTGATAATAAGTCTCTTAACATAGTTAAACGAGTACTTCTAGTTTCAACATCTGTAAATAAGCTATTGATACTTGAAATAGCATTAACTCTATTAGAAAGATTTTCTCTATAATCTTTTTCTTCTTGTGTTAATGGAGCTTTCATCTTTAATACAAAGTTATTTGTATATGATAATAATCCGCTTTCATATAAGAATAAATTAATAGCTTGAGTAATTGCTTGGATTAATGCATTTTGAACTCTCTTAACACTTTTACCATAAACACTTGATAAGATTGTTAAAGCGGTTCCACCATTAAAACCAGCACCGTCTTCTGTCCAACCAAAATATTGTTTAGGAATACCGAAAGCTGAATAGAATTTAGTGTTCCATGTATCTAAGTCAACTAATGACTTTGGATCATAGTCACCACCAATTGTTTCTACTGTAATTGCACCTTTACCATTTCTAGTTGCATGATAAATGAAATTTTCAACAGCACCTGGATTTGTATATTCAGACATACCAACACCAGTATTATAAGAAGACTTTTGTTCGAACATGTCTTTAACACTTCTTAAAATCTGTGCTGATTTTTCTCTTGAAGTATTACCCATTTCAACACCAACTTTTCTGTAAACAGAAGATCTAGTTAATCTTGAAAGTAATACAGCACCTTCTAGTAATTGTTTTTCTCTCCAAATTTTATATGCATCATATAAAATTGATTTTCCACGCTTAACAGTATAGCTTATTAATGAACCATTTTTCTCTAAGTCTTTTTTAGTATTTTGTGATTTTGTATCATCATCTGGTAAGAACATATCAACTGTTTCTGGATATCTTGATAAGTTATCTTCTAGACATGCATGAACAAATGCATCAGCTTGGTGGACAATAACATCATTAGATTTCATTCTATAGTTATATGCACCAACTGTTGATACCGAACCAGCTTGTCCTAACGCTGCAGAATCAGTAAACATTGAACTTTCACCGATAGAATAGTTATTATCTGGAGTCTCGATAAATCCACAGGTAACATCATGTTTAGTTAATTCAAACATAGTACTTGGATTTGGAATCATCTCTAACTGATAACTATATCTATCACCAGGTCGCTTCATATTTAAATATATAGACTCGTCCATGCTTTCGTTTAATCTAGCATTACGAACCTTATTAATTGTTTCACCACTAAATAATTGGTCTTCATAATCAGATTCACGTAATAACTTTAAATAAACATCACCATATTTTAATAAGCTATAAACTCACTTATAAGCACTTTTATCTACATTAGCGACATTTAATAAATAATTAATATGCTTACTAATTTTTGGATCTTGTGATTCAGCTCACATAATGTGACCATTATCTGCAACCTCGCAAACATCTTCAGCAATAGTTCTGACTACTGCAGATACACTTGAGTCACCACACATTGTGTCTAGCTGATTGTATTGAGTATCACGAGTATTTGAAATGGATGTAAATTTTTCAATTTCTTTGGCATCAATTCTACCAGATAAACCTGCCATAATTAAATGGTCACTTAATACTTGAGTAATATCAGCATCAAGTTTAACTGTTTTGTCTAGTGGAACTGGTTGAGCTAAGTGACCAATTACATCGCTTTTTGGCTTTTTAACCTTAGCTTTTGTTTCTTTTTCCTCTGCCATTTATAATCTCCTTAAAAACTTAGTATTCCGTCATAGATATCTTTCATTATATTATAATCATCAACTTCATCTTTTGTATGAAATTCTTCAATATCTCGCTTAGTATCTTGTTTTAATTTATTTAAATATATTTTATTTAATTCTTCCTCAAAGTTTGTAACCATTTGTTTTCTTACTTGCTTTGGTGTCATTACTGCTTCAGAAGAAACTTCAACTGAATTAGAAATTTGCTCACCATATTCTTGTGCATAGGTAGTAGCATATTTACTTGCTAGGAATAAGGCACCACAGACAGCATCGGCTTGGTCTTTTGATCCGTGTTTACCATCATCAGGGTGGTTTATACGACCATCAGATTCACGTTCAAGCTCTAATAACTCTTTAGTTAATAAATCGCATTGCTGATAAATCTTAATTCTACGCTCATATATTGCTGCTCTTAAATAATGATAAGGTAAACAAACTTTTGTTTTATGATTAACTACAGCTAAACGGTCTACTGAAACAATTTCAGTTTCAAAACCATCTGTATTTAATGCTTGTAATGTAGTAGTTGATTGGTAAGTATCGGCTGATATCTTTTTAATATCAAATCCTTGTTCTCTTAATCAATTAATAAATACTTCATGCTTAGCAAAAGCAATTTGACCACCTTGTGGAGCTTTTATTGAAACTGAGAATGCTAGTTTGTAAGATAAACTTGCAGCTTCAATAGAATTTTGAGTATTCAATAACTCAGTTCCATTTGGATTATCTGTTTCCTCCGGAAGGGTCATAGAAGCATTTGTTACTTCTTTACCAGTAATTCATACACCAGCAATACCAGTTTTATCTTTACTACTAGACATATCGAGATGTATAAATAATGGTCGTTCCATATCATCAGGATTTAATTTTGTTAAATCAAAGAAATGTGAATATTGTAATGTATCATCTGTACCAACTTCAATAACATCCTTTATAAATGGATTTTCATATTCATTTGATTTAGCATTCATTAATTTAGCACCAGAAATATATCTAAGAGTAGAAGCAGTTGCAATACCAATGATAGAACAAATTGCTTCATCAAGGTTTAGCTGGAATGTATCTAAATATCCAATTGGAACTTGCCACATATCATAACCACGTTCTTTATATTCACGTAGTTCTTCGTCAGATAGATGTATTGGTAACTCATTTGCTAATGTACTATTACCAACTGCAACCCAGAATTTTTCTGGAGTATCTTTTCTTGAATCAACTACCCATTGTGGCTCATCTACAATCAAGGTATTCTTTGATTCATTATCTCTTTTATTTTTAATATATGCTTCTAGGAAAGATTGTTCACTATCCTTAGATGATGCAATGATATTTAATGTAGGTAAATAAGTACCACGCATGAAACGTGATTTCATACGGGCATCTATTTGTGTAATCATTTTCATCATACGTCTTTTTTGTTTGTCTGGGTCTTGAACCAAGGCAAAGTTAACTTCATCTGTGAAGTTGCAGAATAGTGCACGACCTATAATTTGGTTATTACTAGATGCAGTAATTAATTCAATATGTTTTTCTGGATAATATTTTAGATTAGTTGTTCCTCTCATTGTACCATGAGCTAAGAATCACTCACTTGCTAAAATCATCTGATTTAGTTTGTCTAGCGCAACACCTTTTGCATTCTCTAATGTAATGTTCATTAAAGAGATAGACAATTTATCGATACTTTGCATTCCATAATATTGATATGGGTCTTTTAAACAAAGTAATCTATATAACATATATAACTGACAGATAACAGCTATGGTTGATTTACCTAAACCAATAGCTCCGGTAAATACAATAGTATTGTACCTAGTCGTTGTATTTGATGGGAATATATCCTCTAAACATTTCTCTCAGTATGGGAATATTGTAAATCGACCTTCAGCATCATATAGTGCCTTTCCTAAATATCTTTTATCATGCATAAAGGTGTGAATATCAACTGGGATTTCGTCCCAGTCGCTATTCTTTAAAGTCTCATAAATATCTGATTTACCTTCAGTTGCATATTGTTGTAATATTTCTAATGCAACTTTTCGTTCCTCAGGAGAAAGTTTATTTAACTCGTCCCAATCTATATTAAAATTATCGTTAGCACTCATATACAGACTCCTAACATAATATTATACAATATTATAATTATTTATTATTTTTATCCTCTTCCTCGGTAGGCTCCTCAACAGGTTCTTCCTTAGGCTCCTCTTCAGGTTTCTCTTCAGGCTCCTCAGCTTGTTTAGCTTTTTCTTCAGCCTCTTTATTAGCCTTTTCAGCCTCTTGCTCAGCCTTATCAAGATTCTTCTTATTTGGATCTTCTTGTTGAGCAATATCATCTTCCTTAGCTTTTTGTTCAGCAGAAAGCTCGTCAGCATATACAGGGTTAATGTTAGAACCTTTCTTGAATTTACCTCTATTTTTACCATATTCATTAATTGCATCAATGAATGAACTACCAGTTTCAAGAGTATCTTCAACTTCTTCTTTACCAAGGATGTCTTGTCTTGCCATTTCCTCAGCATCACATCCATATAGCTTAGGGAATATTAGTTTTAAGAATGGTTTTTGCATCTTTTCTGACATATAATGTAAATAGTTATTAATAACTGATGCTACTTTCATTAACCAGTCGCCATTTGATAGAACTAAGAGTGAGTGTTTGCATCCTCTACCTTTATCATCGTGTGGATTTGCAACCCCTTTACCAGGACCTGGGTCATGAGCAGAATCTAAAGTAGATACGTTGTGTACAATATTCCAGTGAGCATAATTATATAAATGATCTGGACAAGTACAGTTAATATAAATTTGAGCAGTATTAAATACTTTTGTTAAAGATTGAATAATAGTTCTAAATTCTAGTTTATATTTATTATTCTTGATATTCTTTGCAATTTCTGCAACAACACCTTCCATTTTAACAGTTACTTTATATGTATCTGTCTCTCCAATTACTGGAATTTCTACCTGTAATATATCATGTTTGAATAAATCATTCATATTTATCTTATTATATTGTTTTACACTCGCAGCAATCTTAGATAATTTCTTACGTTCAAATCTATTTCTACCATGAGATTGATCTTTATAAGCACCAACACTTTTAGAAGCTGATGCTAATTGAAGTCTTGTATCTTCTAATAAGCTTTCTCTTAATTCATTAGCTTTAACACAACTTAGATTATTGAATTTATAATCATTAGGAAATATATAAGAGTCTGAGCCATTATAGTTTTCTCCATAATTCTTATATTTGATACAATTATAACCATATTTAGCTAATACTTCCATAAGCTGATTAAATAAATTAATCTTTGTCTCATAATTAGCTCCAAATTTGGCCATAAACGCGTTTTTATTAATTTCATATATAATTAATAGGTCTGACTCAGAAAGAGGCTTTATAATGACTCTTTTTGGATCTACATCATCGCTCCAATAAGAATCATCCTCTTCATCATAGATATCGGTAGCACCATATAGTTTTGTACCACCTTTATATTCTTTTCCAAATTTGGCAAGTATCTGGGCTGATATATCATATGCGCTCCAGTCCATAGTATCAAATTCAAATATTACTGGACGAAGTGAGTTTAAGTCGATTTCAGCAGAATAAATATATCCTTTATTAAAATCATATCCTCTATTTTCAGCTAGGGATTTACATACATCTAATACATCTGTAAAGTGAATTCCCTGTGGAGATGGATTTATCTTATTAAATTGATATGGACTTCAATGAAATAATCTACTCATGCACATCTATCCATCCTTTCACTAATTGTTAATCAGATAATTTAGCAAATTAAAGGGCTAAAAAAAAGAATCTTATTCAGATTCTTTTATTTATTCATTAAATTTCCAAAAATTGATGGATCTAATTCTACTTGGTTAACATCTACAGCAGTTGGCTCTTCAAAATCACAAGTATATTCAAATACATTTTCTGGTTTAGTCTCTACAACTGGAGTAGCTTCTACTGCTGGTTTAGCTACAGGAGCTGGCTTTGTAGCAATAGTTGCAGGAGTTTCCACCTTAGTTTCAACCTTAACTGGTTTAGCAATAGGTGTTAACTCTTCTTTAATCATTTTATCTTGATTTTCTTTTGCAACTTCAGTATCAATGTGCTCTTTACCATCTAAATATGCTTGAAGTCTACCAGCAGCTACTAAATAAGCATCAACTATATCTTGTAAACATTCAACTACAACATTTGTGTCTGAGTATTCTTTTTTAACTGCATTAATATCTTCATTAATGTATCCGATCTTTTCCCAAGCATCTGAAATATATGAAGTTATGAATGTTGCAGGAATTTTATCTTTACTTTCATTAAGTTTCATTAATATTCTCCTTAATTATTTATATTATACAATATTTTAGTCAATGTTAAATTCACCATTAATAGTATAGTATCTGCTAGGCATGTTCATAAATTTCATATGATTGAAATCCCATTTACCAGATGCTATCTTATGACAGTTCTTAATAAACTTTTTCTCTCTATTTAATAATGATAAGATTTGATCAACTTCATCTTCTCTAATATTGTTAATAGTAAAATGACCATTATTAAATACTAGTCCTTGATGACCTGTAATTTGTTGTAATTTAATTCTATATGAGTAGATATCAGAATTACTTAAACGCTCATCTAATGGATGTTGCATTGAGGCTAATCATGTCTCTTCTTTTTTATAAGTACTAGCACGTAACATATAATTTTTAATCTCTTCTGGAGTAAAGTCCTCATGAGGATTAATATCTAGTGGATAACCTCTGTAATACATATGTCCGTCATAAGTGTCATCATACTCACTGTCATCCCAAGCATCTCCATACTCATCATCTTCATCCTCATCGTCCTCATCATCATAGTCATCGTCGTAGTCATCTTCATCTCCGAAGCCACTATTTAAACAATTAAATAGATCATCTTCTCTAACTCTATCATCTTCATCTGCAGAATGATAGAATAATGCTACATCTAAGTCTGATGTTTCTTTTGGCTTTCCAAAACGTCTAGATCCATATATTTCTAGAGCATCAATTACGATTGGCATGTCTTCCCACTCTAATGCATCTTCAATCATTTTCTTAATGTCAGCGACAGCTGTTTCATAAGGAACGCCTAGTTGTTTTGCAATAACTTGTTTTGAAGTTTCCATTACATCCTCATGTAAAGATTCTAAAGATAAATCTTTTGATAATACTTCCGCTCTTAAATCCTTCAATTGGTCTAAATATCCTCTATTTCTAAACTCTTTAAAGCATAAATTTGGATATGAATATTCACCATCTTCTTTGCTCATACCTTCTTTACGCTCATCATAAATATCTGTAATTAATTGATCAATTGCTTCTACAGATGGATTCTCTTTAATTTCATTGAATCTATCTTCATATGGTTGAACTAATTCATTTACCTTATCATTATCAATTTCTGGAATTGATTCTTGGTCTGGTTCTTTAATCCAATCATTATCTTTTACTGAATAAATACCATTACTTCTTAAAGGAGTATCATCTGTTTCAACATAAACTTCAACAGGAATACCATAGAAATTAATGTTCATCTTTCTATTAAATAATGATTTATAAGCACCATATAAAAGTGGATATAAATTATCTGGACAGTCTAGCTGTGAGGTATCTGCTAGAATATGAATATCTAAATCAGAATCTTTTGTATAGTTATAACTTACATTTGATCCAACTAAAATGATATCGTCAACTTTAATTTTAATATCATCTTCAGCTAGAGACTCTAAAAATGCATCTACAATTTCATTTATTTTGTCAACAACATCTGGCTTTAATTTGTTACCTTCGAATAACTTTGGATTTAGCTCATCATGCTTTTCAATATCTTCATCTAGCCCATCATTAAAAGATTCATTTAATTTCATATCAGCTATCTCCTGATAAATTTCTTTGACTCCCGGTTCTCATACTTTACCATCAGCATTTCCTTCTGGTGATGCATAAGTATAATTATCCCAACCAGGTAAAACGTTATTCTTAATAAAATCTCTAATTACCTTACGACAATCATTACTTTTCTTAGAACCATAGCCATATTTTTGTCTTCATTTGCCAATTTCGTCAAATAATGTATCGTCTCCAATACCTAATTCATCATTAGCACAATAACAATCACCAACACTAAAAGCATCTACTTTATGTGACATAAGTTTTTTTAACTTATTTGCTTCTGCCACAGTAGTTGGCATATTTCAGCAGCCTTCTTTTAAGCTTTCGGCTGTTGATTTAATATCATCTACATTATAAACGGCAACTTGAACATCAAATAAGTCGTCGCATACATCATTTTCCATTTTAATAGCAACAGGTTCCCAACCAGTTTCATCTTCAATACTATCAAAAATTTCTGACAATTCTTTTAAATAGTCTTCCCAATGGCCTGCACCATTTAATCCGCCAGAAATAGTAAATTCAAAACGTTCTGATTGATAGTCAGCTGTGCCCTCTTCGCCAGATTCTGGAATATATCTAAAATGATACATACTGTTATTATCTTCAGTTTCAGGATCTTTATCATCCCAATCAGCAATAGAGAATCCCATGTTATACTCATCATTATGATATTTTGCTAAAATTTTTTCTACAGCTGATCTAAATTGGCCAATTTGCTTTTCATCTAGTGGAGCCTTGGCTTTTTTATTATTGTCTTCTAAAAGGGAATTTAAATTACGCATAGTAATCTTCCTTTCTTTAGATTAATCTTCTTTTTCTTCCTTGTTTGAATTAGCAGCTTGCATTCTTGCTGGAATTACAAATTTAAGATTACATGCATCACAGCAGTATCCCTTTTTATAAGGCTCAGCATTATTGCCATAACCTTCATACTCTTCACCACAAATGCAGCAAACTGCAGTTTTCTTACTATCTCTAGCTTCAGTTAACTTATTTCCAAATGGGTCATAAGCTTCAAAAGTTTGATTAAATGGATCATCATTAGCTTCTTCAGGCTCTAGAGCGGGATCTGGTAATTCAATATTACATTCTGATAAGTCTAATGCTCTAATAGCTTCGATTAATTCATCAATAGTTTCATAAGTCTCTTCTTCAAAGAAATAATTTGGTTCTGAATCTCCATCAGCAGAATAATCATCTGCATGTAGACCGTACTTACCATCTTCATAATAAGCAGTAAATTTTGTATCGCTATATGGTGCTCCATCTTCAAATGTTGGACCAATTCCGTCATAAGCGTCACCATAACCAACTTCTACTTCTTCGCCTCTATCTAATGCTAATTTAAAAGCTTCTAATGGAATAAGTGTCATACTTTCGTTAAGCTCCTTTTCATCTTGTTCTTCTTTATTTTCAACAAAGGTATTCTTTGTCATTCTGTCATCATAATTTTGATCTAATTCTTGCTTTGTTAATAAAGCGGGATCTTTTTTAATTCTCTTTCTTTCTTCTTCATGTTTAATAAATAAATCATAGTCCATAACCATTACATGATTCTTATCATATAATACATTATCATCATAATAATATATAATATCATTATTAGTTAATTTATGAACATCATCATGGTCTGATAAATTTTTTAAAGAATATATTGAACAGTTTTCACCTGCTTGAGATACATCAATTAATGCTTTTAAAACATCAGCTTTATTTGCACAGAAGATATCTTGAGGTCTAACATAATATCTTTTTGTTTCACGCTTTTCAGTTAGTTCTTGGTTTAAAGCCTCTCCCATACCTCCACCTTCACTACCAGCAGAAGTTGAAGCTGAAACATCTCCTCCTAGTGAGCTACCATCAGCAGTTGATGCTGGAGTAATTGCATCAGGAGTAGTTGGACAAACGTCACATTCTTGATTTTTATCAGTTAAGCCATCACCTAATTCTTTGTTAAATTGCTTTATATCTAAAAGTGGATTGCCCATTCCGGCAGTTACACTAGAAACTACTTTTTTCTTTTTTTTCTTTGCATCTTCTGTCATGTTAATCTCCTTAAATTATTATACAATTTAATTAACAGATAGCAAGTCCGTAGTAGAAAGGATAAGCCTACGGACAAACTATCAAATAATTTAGCATATTTTTTATAAAATAAAAAGAGTAGTATTAACTACTCTAATTAAAATGAATATTGGAATTTTCCTCTTAAACCCTTTATATATTTTCTAGCTTCGACAGCAATCTCATTGCCATGCCACATCCACCAGATACAGCCCTTAAGGGTAACTGGAGAGCACTTAGTCCAATCACTTTGACTATCAAAATCATCATCAGTAATGATAATTGCATTATTTGCTCTAGTAGCTTTAAGATGTTCTAGAATTACTGGGAAAGCTTCTGTACAACCTTCTGCTTCCTCTCTATTTGGTGTAACATTATCTGCAAAGTAATATATTCTGAATTCAACTAATTTTTTCTTAACCAATAAATCTAATTGGCTAAGAGCTCTTATAGCTCTATTTAATGCTTCATCTCCAATAGAACCTGAAACATCAAAATAAATATTAATAACTGGCTTTAACTTTTTTTCAAAAATCTTTTGAGCTGGCATTACATACTTAGTTCCAGCATAAGTAGCATTTGGTTTTTGGAAAGTATCTTCAGCATTTCTAGCCATTTTTAATTGGTCTTTAATTGATTTAATTAAATCTTTTTCAAAGTCAGCAATATTTAAAATAGTATTATCTTTCTTTTCTTGTGCAGCTTTCTTTAATCTAGCTAATTCATCTCTCTTAGCTTTTTGAGCTGCTTTTATTTTACGAGTTTCAGTATCCTTTTTAATATCTGCTAAAATTTCTTCAGCATCATTTAAAAGTTCATCTCTAATTCTTGCTGCTTTTTCTTCTTTTGTTTCCTTACTAGCTTTAGCTCTATCAAGAGGATCTTCACCTGGTTCTGGTTTATCTTCATCTCCATCCTCATCCTCACCGTCTTTTTGAGGCTGACCTGGCTGTTTTAAATCATCTGATGGATCTTTATGGTCTTTAGAATTATCTGACTCATCACCATCTTCATCATCTAAATCATCATCATCACCGTCTTGACCAGTAGTTGGCTTGTCTTCATCAGAATTATTTTCATCAGAATTATCATCTTGAGTATTTGTTTCGTCCTCATTTTCCTCTTCATCATCAACATCATCTTCAATTTGTTGAGAATTTTTAGGCATTTTTAATTCTGATTCTTCACCCTCTACTCTTAAAGGAGCTATCTTAGAAGCTAATAATACTCTTAAAGCATCAAGAGCACCTTGCTTGCTCTCGCTATCGGTTAAATCAATCATATTTCGCTCCTTTCTATAATTCAGTAATTTCGTCGTTAACTATTTGACGGATAAGTTTTCTAATATCTTTTTGTGAATAATCACTAGTATCAAAACGGGTCATTATCTCATTCCAAGCAGCTTTATACTCATCGGTATATTGTGAATATTCTTCATCGTCATCTTCATCATCGCCTGTTCCAGTACCATCTTCATCATCATCTTCATCTGAATAATCTTCATCATCATCACCAGCGCCAGAACCAGAAGAATCACCATCATCTTCATCGCCGTCAGAACTTTCGTCTTCATCCTCATCGTCATCTAGGTCTGAATTATCACCTGAACTTCCACCTCTTTTTTGACCTTGGCTTGGTGTATCATCATCTGATTCATCATCAAAATCATCGTCATCGCCGCTGCCATCGCCATCACCAGAATCATCATCATCTAAATCATTGTCTTCGTCATCACCAGAAGTCTGGCCAGAATTTTGTTTAGATTTTGATCCATTTTGTGATTGACTAGAGTTAGAGTCTCCATCAGAATCTTTATCAGAATCTGAGTCATCATCTGAATCGTCTGAATCATCTTGACCACCGCTAGATTGACCTCCATTTTGTGGATTGTCTTCATCACCAGCATCTGAATCATCGTCAGAATCATCGTCATCGTCTTGACTATTACCCCCAGCACCACCTTGTTGTTGTTGCTGAGGATTATTTTGTTTATTTTTTAATTTATCTAATACATTATCAGGATCTTCTACATCATAATCATTAGGATCAACACCACCATCTTTTGGCTCAGCTTGCTCTAGATCTGGATCGATTTCAGTCTCAATATCTCCATCTGGAGCTGGGCCTCCACCACCTTGACGTGCTTGTAGAATTGCCTTTAATGCATCTTCCATTGCTTGTAATTTATCTGACATAATATTCTCCTAGAATAGTTCTTTTCCAGCTTGTACTTGCTTTAGTAGGTCTTCTATTTCTGCGTCTGAATATTGAGCAGAATTATAAGTTTGCATTACTTTATTATAAGCATCTTGATACTCTTTTGAGTGAGTAGTTCCTTTAATTTTTAATTTATTTTTATTTCTATAATCTTTACTAGGGTCTGCTTTTAATAGTTTTTCATGCTCATCACGTAGCATTTGGAACATCTCTTCCATAGATTTATTTTCCCAACCATTAAATTGAGCTCCATGGTAAGTTTCAACTCCCTTAATACCATTTCCATAAACCTGAGCTGTACTGTTTGTAACATCTTCTGATAAAAGTCCACCAACTACTCTACCATTTATAGTCAAATTTCTAACTACAGACTTATCATAATCATCATAACCATAATTACCTAATTCATAATCTTCTGCAAAGTTAGCGATAGTACGCATATCAACGCGTCTATAAGTTTTAGCAAAATCAGGATCAGTCTTTTTAAGATAATCTAAAAATCTTTTTTCATGGCAAAGTAAGAAGTGTAATAGTTCGTGACGAACTAATACACTTAATTGCTTAAAAATTGGACCATCTTCCATCATGTCAACAATTAATGCTGGATTTACTACAATAACCATATCTGATTGTGACATAAATGCTACAGGACAATAATGGCCTTTGTAGAACTCTGCCACCACAAAGTTAAGCTTTTTAAAACGATTTGCATAGGTTGCATAGCCCTCACTACGAAGCATATTGATTATTTTTTGTTTTACCAATAAGTTTAAACTATTTGCTTCTTGTAATTGCATAATAGCCTCCTTTTATATAATTCTAGTCTTCATCATCATCGTCGTCATCATTATCATCAATGTCATCTAAGAAGTCATTTAAGATAGATTGTGTTGTTGTTGAAGCTGATGCTTGTTGAGCAGCAGATGCTTGTTGAGCAGCTTGAGCAGCAGCCTTATCAAATACAGTATTACCCTTCTTTGGAAGGTCTACATAGTCTGTAAGAATATCAGTTAACATATCAACAATTTCATCGGTGAATTTTGAATAACTTAATTTCTCTAAGTAAGTTGCTTTTGTACCATCTAAACATAATAATAGATTACCAAAGAAAGTTCTGTAGTTTAATGGGTTATGCATAACACCTTCAGTATTATTTTCAGTATTAATTTGCTCTACATCTTCCTTGCTATTAAAATGGAAATCAGGACTTGTTAAAATCTTATTAGCTAATGCTTTTTGTCCTTGATAACGATAAATATCTTCCTGAGGTAATAATGGATTCTTTAATACAGCATCATATACTCTGTTTAAGTGGTTTAATAATTCTGTTGCATCAGGTACTACTTCATGAATAATTGGGTGACGTGAAACTTTTTCTGGAGTGAATTCATTTACGTCACTGAAGCTTGAACTTGCAGGGTTAATTGCACTAACAGTAAATAATATATTATTAAATTTATGTTTATTTGTTACCTTTCCATCTGGACCCTCCTGTGAAATAGGTAAGATGTGGTTGTTAATTAAACCTAGTAATGAACCTTGAATATTAGTTGCAGCTCTGTTGAACTCATCTAGGAATAGAACAGTATTATCTTCAAATAAAGCATCCCAATAACTTGATGCAATAGGACGTTGAGTCCATCTACCACTCTTATCTTTAACTGGGTAAGGAATACCACCAACAGTTGCTAAGTCAAGTGATTTAGCATCACATTCAAATAGGTTAATGTGATGGTCTTTACAGAATTGTTTAACAACAGCAGTTTTACCAAAACCAGCCATACCATATAAAAGAACGTTTGGATAGTCTAGTAAATCTTCTGCACCAGCTCTTCTATTTGCTAATGCAACTTCTAGAGCAGTCTGTAATTTTTGTACCATTTCACTAGTATTAGTAGCACCATATGGATTTTCAATTAGATCAGCAGCTTTATATGCATCATTTGCATTTTGTTGAATTTCTGCATTTGATAAAGTTTCAGAATCGTCTGCTTTACCAGCCTCAACTTCTTTTTCCATACCAGCTTTAATAGCACGAGCTAGATCACCTCTACTAGCATCTTCAATATCAAAGTCATCTGGTAATTCAACTTCAATTTTTCTCTCTTCAAGGTCTTCTTGACCATCTTGATTATCTACAGCAGGAGCTTCAACTTTAGTCTCTTCAACTGCCTCTGTTAAGATATTTTTCTTCTTATTAATCTTCATTGTTATCTCCTATTTCCATGGGGCAGTATCCATAAGTTCTTTTAATTCTGCCTTCCAACTTTCCATATCAAAATTATCAATAGTTGTGTTTTCAGTATTTTCAGTTAATTCAGTGCTATCTGGATTAGGCTCTACTGCCTCATTTAATTTACTAGCACAAACATAAACATCACCTAACTCTGTGCCAACTCTATAGAAGCCATGAGCAAACATCTTTCCAAATTTACCACTTATACTACGTTTTTCTGCTCGTACATTTGTAAATTTAGATTCAATCCTATTTGCATTACCCATTTTAACTGCAAAGTCTTCTGCCTCTTTGATAGTATTAAAATATAATGTTAAATCAGCCCATCCATGAGCACTACCCATTCTTACGATATTAGTAGTTTGGTTTCGATAAGTTTTAGTTGTTAATATAGGGTTGATAAATGCTACTGGTTTATTTCTTGAAGTTGTACTGTCTTCTGCAGCAATTATAAATAAATAACCTTGATCACCAGCCATTGTTTCTTTTCTACCAGGAACAGATTTCATATCAAATACTAAATGTGATTTAGATCCTTCTGATTTGTATGTATCTACTGGTGCATTTGGATCAGCCTTTTGTTTAGTTCTTCTATGAACACTAGCTTTTCCATCAATATAATTTCCAGCTGTTGGAACTGAGTCATAAGGTCCAGTAGAGGTTGTTGGTTGTGACTTTGGCGTAGGCTTTGGTGTTGTAGGTGTACTTGTAGCTGTTGGTTGAGTACTAGTAGGTTGGGCTCCAGCTGGCCCAGCTGTTGGTGTACTTGGTTGTGAGCTTGGTTGTGGATTTGGCTGTGTACTTGGCTGTGTACTTGGCTGTGGTGCAGGTTCTGCTGGTTTACTATTTTCTTCTCTAGCATACACTAGTCTTTGTCCAAAAAATGTATTCTTCTCAAACTGATCTCTTTCAAAAGTTGTAAATTCACCTTTTGGATTAAAAGGAATATTTGAAAGCACACATAATCCAGCTAAGGCATCTGTTGCTTCTTCAAAAGATAAACCCTTATAAGAATCAGTTTTAGGTCTATAATATTTAGTATTTGTAGCAAGCGTATTGATAGCACTGTCTATATCATTATAGTCACCAGTTTCAAAAGTCTTTCTAATATACTGAGCTGCATTCCATATATCATTGACCTTTCCTGAAGTAATTTGCATAGTACCTGCCGCCTTAGCATTAAAGGTAGCTGTGTCCCAGTTTTTACTAGGTAAATTTGGAATACTAGTTAAATAATTAAATACTTTTTTTAACCAGTTCTTCTCTTTCTTTTCTAGTTCAATCATTATCTATAGTCTCCTATCCGAATTATCGACAAGTAGTCTTGAATAAATCAATTAATTTAGCAAATAAAAAGTCAAAAGCTATTATTAATAGCCTTTGACCTAATTATATATTTATAATCTTTTTACACTTTGGATAATTACTGCAGCCTAAGAATAGCTTTCCCCATTTGTTTCTTCTAGTAACCATTGGGCTTCCACAATCTGGACAAATTTGATCGGCTTGGGGAGCTATCTCTGGATTATTTTCGATTGCATTGACTAAGTCATTGAAGAATTCTTTTAGCTCTACTTTCCAGTTAAGCTTTCCTGCAGCAACTAAGTCTAGTTTCTTTTCCATATCTCTTGTATAATTAATATTTACAATAGCAGGGAATGCTCTAGATAAGTAATCAACTACTTGAAGTCCTAGTTTTGTAGGCACTAATTCTTTATTAGTTAAAGTACAGTAACCTCTTCCTGGATCCTCAATAGTCTTTAATATACTTGCAAAAGTAGAAGGTCTACCGATACCATCAGCTTGTAATTCTTTAATGAATGTTGCTTCTTTATATCTTGCTTTTGGCTTTGTAGCTTTCTCTACACCATCAAGTTGACAATTATTTAAAACTTCACCTTTATCAAAAGTATTTGTTAAAGTTTGCTCATCGTCTTCGTCCTCATCCTTGTAACTGTACACAGCTCTATAGCCTAAACTTACAACTTCATTAGAAACTAAGCTAAATAGATGTTCTCCGTTATTAATAATATAAGTTGTTTCTGAAATTTGAGCATCTGGCATAGCAGAAGCAATAGTTCTTTGCCAAATTATTTTATATACTTTTAATAATAGATCTTTTTTAACATAAGTAGCTAACTTTTCAGGAGTCATAAATGGGTCAGTACATCTTAAACATTCATGTCCTTCTTGAGCATTATCATCTTTTTTACCAGTTTTTGGTTGATTAAATGATCCAGCACCATAGGTAGTTTCTACATAATTTTTTAAATCAGGAATAAATTCAGGAGACATATCAGTTGCATCTGTTCTAATATAAGTAATTAAACCTACATGAACACCTGCAACATCAATACCTGTATATAACTCTTGTGCACAAGTCTGAGCTGATTCTACAGATAGTCCTAGTTTAGATGCAACTTCTTGTTGGAAGGTTGCAGTAGTAAAGGGTGGTTTTGAACCTTCCTTTTTAATACGTCTGTTTATTTGACTTACCTTATAGTCTCCAACACACTCATTGGCAATCTTAATTACATCATTTTTAGAATATAAATGATCTATTGGATTAGCTTTTGTTCCAATATATTTTGCTTTATAAGGATTATTATTCTTTTCAAAATTTAAATAAAGATCATAATATTTCTCTGAAACAAAGCTAGTAATTTCTTGTTCACGCTGTGCTAATAACAGTAATGCAGCTGCTTGACATCTACCAATTGATTTTGCTTTTAGGTAAAGTCTTAAGATAGGAGATAATCCCCAACCTAATAATTTATCAATTGCAAGTCTAAGTAAACCAGCACTAACTAAATTATCATCAAACTCTACAGAATTTTCTAGTGCATGAACTACTGCTTTTGGAGTAATTTCATGCATAATCATTCTAAAACATTTAACTGGATCTGGTTTAACAAAGTTAATAAGTGACCATGCTATTACTTCTCCTTCACGGTCACCATCAGATGCAATAAAAATTTGTTCTGCTATTGCGGCTTGTGTTGCTAAATCTGCTACAATCTTCTCTTTATCAGCAGCAACTTGAAGGTTTAACTTAAAGTCTTGCTCTGGCCATACACCAGAATTTTTCCAAGAAGATTTATCATCAGCAAGCTTTATAATATGTCCAACACTTGCCATAACTCTAGCGTTAGTATAGCCAGCCTTCTTCAAGATTCCAGTAATAGTTTTTACCTTGTTGGGGCTTTCTACAATTATTAAAATTTTAGCTTTCTTTGAAACTGGCATATACTACCTCCAATTACTTTTTACCTTTATAAAATAAACCTATAACTAGATTTCCTTTTCCTATTGGCTTTCTTGATGGAAATTCAAAAGTATAGTCGTCTTGAACTACATATCTTCCTAATGGCTTTCTACCAGGAAAAGTTAAAGCTACAATATCACCATTATCCTGATATTGTAAAATTCCAATAACCTTTTTTCCTGGAAAATCTTTATAGAATTCTTCACGCATAATTATTTTCCTCGTTTCTTACTTGCGAGTGCAGCTAATTGCTTGAATGCTTCCTTTTGTTGTTTTGCCTTAAATTGCTTTTGAGCACGACGTAATTTTTTCTCGCGTTCCCAACCTTCTTGGTCAATAACCTTAGTTCTACCTAAAATTACTTGCTCAGTAAATCTTAGATTTCTAGCAGCCTTCTTTAGCTCTTCATTTTCTGACTCACATAAATAATTTAGCTCATTTGAACAGCCTTCCATATAAGAAGCTAAATAATCAGCTACAGTGTCTAAGTCATAATTATCCTTTTCTGGATCAAAAATATAACCAGAGCCAGAATATGTTGCATCTACTAATAGAGGTAAATCACCTGCAGTTAGAGTGTCTGTGTCTAATTCTAATGCTTTTCCAGGAATAATTGCATCTAATAAATTATATTGTTGCATAAAAATAGCAGCAGCTAAATCTAATAATTTATTATCTTCCATTTTAAGTTCATCAGTATAATATACAATTTCTACTTCCTTAGGACGTGCAACTGCTACAGATTTTCCATCAAATAAATTAGTTTCTATATTAATAAACTTTGCCTCAGAACGAATCTTTACAATTGGATTTATAAAAGTCTTGATTATATCGTTAAATCTAATACAGAAAATACGTTTATTAAATCCTAACTGAGGTGCAGATATAGCTACTAAACTTGGGTTAGTCTCTAATACTTGTTTTAATTCTTTTACAATATTATCAGCTTCTTCTCTTACCTCAGGAATAACCAAATCTCCATCTAGAAATTTAAGAGGTTCTGATGCTTCTTTAATATCTAATATATTAATCATTGTCTTCTCCATCTTTCTTAGTTAAATTAACTAATTCAGTTTTCATATTATCAATAGCCTCAGAATTCTCTGCTTCAACTGATTCTAAATCAGCTCTCAATTCTGCAAATTGTTGAGC